AATACAAATGGCAGGGGGAGCAATGGGGTTTGAAGGAGCTGCTGAACTTGCTGCTTTGGAACGTAAGGGTGCAGCGCGCATGAACAAGGATGAGCGAGCCCGCTTTGAAGAACTAGGCACACAATTTACTGAACTGGCGACATCTTTTGCAGGTGGAACCATACCAGGTGAGTTTATGCGCGATGTAGTCATGGGAGACCTAGAAGCGTATTTTGGAAAAGATAGTGTTTTAAACAAGCAATTAGGAGAAGGTCTTGAAATAGATGAAGAAGCACTAGATGTGATTAAAGGTGGACTTACCGACGAGAAGACCATATGGGTAAAACTACTAGAGTCGTGGGATACAGTAGGAAATTTCCTTACAAGTGGGTTAGGTGGTGTTATTACGTCCGCTGTACAAGCTGCTGTAGGTCTTTATTTATTAGCAAATCTTGGGACAGTCGCCCTACTGGTAGGAGCGATAATGACAGGAATTGCAGCAGCAGTACCGCTAATAATTACAGCTATAATTGGAGGGATTGTATACGCTGCGACTAGACTTTTTGCGGCTGAACTTTCTCCTATTTTTGATGGCTTTTTTGGTGGGTTAGATCATATTGCAGCATTCTTTGGTAGCGATGATGCTGAAAAACGAATTGAGGATAGAGAAGGAGCTGAAAAAGTTCTTGCAAATGATCAACAGTATCAAAAACAAATGCTGGAAGAACTGCATTTACAACGACGGGAAACAGAGTTATTGCGAGCTACGAACGACGCAAGTTACGAACTTGAAAAGGGTGCTATTAATGTTGAGGCATACAAGCTACGAATTATTGATGCAAATTCCAAATTCCAAACTCAAGCCCTTGCAACTAATTAAAACGAATGCCCCTGTCTCCGCCGTATAAATAATACCAATACGAGAAGATTATATGACAGCGGCTAAATTCACAGATTTTTACAAAATAATAAGACCATCACCGGAGGCTACTCGTGTAACGGATAGCCAGTCGATGACTGATGCCGGAATTTACGGCAACTATTCCTGGTACCAAAGACTCATTCAAGGGTCTGGATCCCGCTTGACTCGTTATCGTGAGTATGATCTCATGGATAATGACGTTGACGTAGCTCGTGCACTTGACACAATCGCAGAGGAAATGACAGGAAATGATGAGGCCACTGAAGACTGTATAATCATGGATGTCGTCGCTGAAGATGATTCAGTGATATCCGATACCGAAGTACTTACCGTTAAAGCCGCTCTTCGACACTGGATTGGGATACATAAATGGAATTTCAGGCTCTTTAAAATTGCCCGAGTCACAGTTAAATATGGTGATTGTTTTTTCCGTAAGAAAAAAGAATCAACCGCTTGGGAGTTCATTCACCCTAAGCATGTTATTGGTGCTATCGTTGATAAAGATAACATCTACAAAATTCTTGGTTGGCAAATTCGTACTGAAACCGCAGAGGTCCGAGGAACGTATGGTGTTCCATTAACGTCGTCTAGTTCTCAGGATTATTCTGAAATCGTACCCGCGCGTGAGATTGTTCGCTTTACATTAAACGATGATATGTCTGATACGGCTCCGTTTGGTGAGTCTGTTCTAAGCCCTGTTTTTCGTTCTTTTAAACAGAAAGAATTACTGGAAGACTCGGTTGTTATCTATCGTATTCAACGTGCTCCTGAGCGTCGCGTGTTCTATATCGATGTTGGCAAGATGCCACCACAACGCTCAAAGCAATATTTGGAACAAATCAAAAACGAAATTAAACAGAAGAAAGTACCAACAATTAATGGCGGTACTAACACTATTGATTCCGTATATAATCCACAGTCAATGAGTGAAGATTTCTTCTTCGCACAAAGGGCAGACGGTAGAGGCTCGCGTGTTGAAACGCTTCCAGGCGGACAAGGTCTCGGTGAACTTTCTGACCTAGAATACTTTATGGACAAGGTTATTCGTGGTTTACGTATTCCTTATTCATATATGTACCAAGACAAAACTGGTAGTCAGCCCTTTAATGATGGTAAGGTTGGCATTGCTTATATTCAAGAATTACGTTTTGCTTTATTCGTTGCTCGACTTCAACAATATATTGAGGATATTCTTGATAAAGAATTTAAGAAGTATTTGAAAGCTGCTAATATCATAATTAGTGACTTTGATTACAAAATTCAACTTCCAACACCCCAAAACTTTAATACTTATAGACAACAAGAACTTGATACTAATCTTCTTAGTACATACGGGTCTGCTGATGGTATTCAGCACTTATCTAAACGTTTCATATTGGATAAATATCTACAACTTACCAAGGAAGAAATCATTCGCAACGAAATGATGTTGCGCGAAGAGAAGGGCTTACCAGCTGATGAAGAAAATGCTGATAAGGATCTGCCGCTTCTTTATGGAACAGGTGATGAAGGCGGTGGCATGGGTGGATTCGGCGGCGGTGGATTCGGTGGCATGGGTGGTTTCGGCGGAGAATTCGGTGACGAAGAGGGTGGCGAAGAAGGCGAAATGATGGCTGGTGCGGAAGGAGGTGAAGCAATGCCTCCAGAAAAACCACAACAGGGCGGCGCCCCATAATCTTACTAAATACCCAATGAACCATAAATAATTTAAGGAGCTTATCATGGCTGACAAAAAGAAATTAAAGGACATGCTTAACTCGATCGTTGATAAGAATGACGAGCAGGCACAAGTATTTTTTCATGATTATCTTGAAGACAAGATGCGTGATGTGCTTAAACCTGTTGTCGATCCAGAAACAGAAGTTGTTGATGACGAAGATAGCACTAAAAAAGATTAAGGAATTACAATGGAAACACAAATTCTCGTTGAAGAATTAAGCGCAGCAGAGGCACAGATTGTTGAATCAACCTCTCCAGACGGCAAGGATTGCTGGCTATCTGGTATATTCATGCAGGCCGAAGTTAAAAATAGAAACGGCCGCAACTATCCGCTAAATGAAATTAGCACCGCTGTTAAGAGCGCACAAACTCGTATTGCTGAAACAAACGGCATTTTCGGTGAATTAGATCACCCACAATCTCTAACAATCAATCTTGATCGTATTTCTCATGTTATCACAGAGATCAACATGAATGGTACAAATGCTGTCGGTAAAGCAAAACTACTTGACACACCAATGGGACAAATCGCTAAAGAACTAGTAAAAAGCGGTGTTCGTCTTGGTGTATCCAGTCGTGGTGCAGGAACAGTTCAAGAGTCCGGTGGCGTTGAAGGTTTCCAATTTGTAACTGTTGATATCGTGGCTCAGCCATCAGCAGAAGGCGCCGTGCCAGATGTTGTTTACGAATCACTAATGAATTCCGTACACGGTCAGAAAGCACTTACTCTAGCGGAACAAGTCCGTCAAGACCCTAAGGCTCAGAAGTATTTTATCAAGGAATTCCATAAGTTTCTTGACAACACTTCATTTGTAAAGAAGTAAAAACAGAAAAACTCAAAATTTTTCAAAACAGTATATCCAAACTAAATCCTTATAAAATAAGGGGATATCGATAACCTATTGGTTTTTGGTTCACCTTATTCCCATGCCCCACATAAATATATAACGCAACAATATCATTAATGATATTGCAATTAATTGAAACTAAAATTTTAGGAGATTAACTGATGGATGAACTGCTTCAGAAACTACTCGAAACAGAAGTTCTAACAGAGGAAACTCAAAAAGAACTACAAGAAGCAATCGAGACTAAGGTAAGCGAAGCTGTTGAAGAGGCGAAAGCGGAAGCGGCAGCTGACGTTCGCGCTGAGTTAACAGAACAGTGGGTAAACGAACGGGATGCTCTGATCGAAGCGGTAGATGCTAAGGTTGGTGATTTCCTAGATTCAGAACTTGAAGAGCTAAAGGGCGACATTGACCGATTCCGTGACCTCGAAGCAGAAGCAGCTGAAAAGCTTGTTGAAGCTAAGGCATTGATGTCGGAAGAATTGAAGTCTGATCTAGCAGAACTAGTAGAGAAATTGGATGCATTCCTTGAAATTCGTCTACGCGTTGAGTTAGAAGAGCTTGTAGAAGATATCGAGCAAGTCAAGAAAGACGAGTTCGGTCGAAAAATATTTGAAGCCGTCCAAGCTGAATATAGTAAGAACTTTGCAGACGATGAGTCACTCGAAGGAACACTTCGTGAGACAGAGAAACGTCTTGAAGATTCTACAGAAGCTTTGGAAGAGGCTGAGCGAAAGGTTGCAGAAATGGAACGCAGCAAGAAGCTCAAAGAAATTCTTAATCCTCTATCTGGTCGCCAGAAAGAGGTTATGGAAGCAATTTTGAAGAACGTGGACACAGAGAATCTTGTAGAAGGTTACAAGACTTTCATCGGCCGCGTTGTCAAAGAAACTGAAGAAGACGAGTCAGAGAAGGAAGACAAAGTACTAGCTGAAGGTGCTTCGGAAGATGAAGAAAAAGAAGATTTGCTTGAAAACGCAAAGATTGTCACAGGCGATGACGAAGATAAAATAGCTGAGAACGAAAAGCAACTTACAGAATCGGAAGAGGAAGGGTTGTCGGTAGAAGCTAAGGACCGTCTACAACGCTGGGCTGGCATTACACGCGACTAAAGCATAAAAACTTATACATCTTTAATTAAGTACACAAAGGAGTAACAAAAATGGACGAGATGTTTGAAAATTGGAGCGAGACTAAAGAAGCATTGCTTGAAGGTCTTGACTCTAGAATGAAGGGTATCGTTTCACCAGTACTGGAGAATCAGAAGACATATGTCTTGAATGAAGCTGCAGCTGCAGGTGCAACGGCAGCACACGACATCGCTGGTTTCCGTAAGATTTTGATCCCAATGATTCGTCGTATTATCCCAGGCACAATTGCAACTGAGCTTGTTGGCGTACAGCCAATGCAAGGTCCAGTTGGCCTAATCTACTCACTACGCTACAAGTATGGTGAGGCTTTAACCCATGATACATCGCAGTCACCTTTCGGTGGTTTTGATCTTTCGGCCGGTGATGAAGCCTTCGGTAACGTTGAGCAGGGTCAGGCAGGTTCACCAGGTACAGGTAACGTTCTACGTGCCTTCTATTCTGGTGCAGCTGGTTCAGCTGCTGGTTCTCCAGGACAGCCATTCCCATTAGGTGGTGCTGACCAAGCAGCTGGTTCTTCTGGTATTGGTGCTGAAAATGCACAACCAGGTGCAATTGACACTACTAACGCAACGGGTATTGGTTGGGGTTCAACCCAGTCAGCTCTATCCGGTTGCACAACTGGTGGTTCTGGTTCCAAGATTGAAGGTTCCGGTGGTCGCAAGATGAGCCTAGAGGTTGTCTCACAGGCAGTCGAAGCTCAGTCCCGTAAGCTACAAGCTGGTTGGACAATTGAAGCCATGCAGGATCTACAGGCACAACACGGTCTAGATATCGAATCTGAAATGACACAAGCACTAAGTGCTGAAATCGTTCAGGAAATTGATGCAGAGATCATCACTGACCTATTGGCACTAGCCGGTACGGTTCAAACATTCGACGGTAACCCAGCAGGCGGCTTCGGCGGCGGTGCTGCAGGTAACTATGCACCAGCATATGTTGGAGATCGTTTAGCGAACCTTGGCGTCATTATTAACTATGTTTGTAATGAAATCGCACGTCGCACACGTCGTGGCGCAGGCAACTTTATCGTGGTATCCCCACTTATTGTTTCTGTTCTACAAAGTGCTGCGAAGTCTGTTTTCGCTCCAGCAATTGAAGGTTCCTTTAAGGGTCCTAATAACACAATGCTGGTTGGCACGTTGAATGGCACAATCAAGGTTTACAGCTACCTCTGGAACACAGCGGGTACTGGCGTCGATTTGGGCGCAGCAGCTGCTTCACCACAGGTTGGTGTTGATGATGTTATCCTGGTTGGTTATAAGGGTGGCAACGGAGAAACTGATACTGGTTACTTCTACGCTCCTTACATTCCGCTAATGAGTTCTGGAGTTGTGGTTAATCCACTAACATTCCAGCCAGTAGTTAGCTTGATGACTCGTTACGGCAAGACATCATTCACGGATGTAACAACATCGCTAGGTAATAGTGCGGACTACTACGGAAAGATCAACGTATCTAACCTACAGTTCTCCTAAACCGAGCCTGGAAAAAGAAACAGGGAAATGCCCGCCTTTTGGCGGGTTTTTCTTTGCTTGACTTTTGTGGAAATCACCGTATAATTAGGGTATGAGTATTAGAACGATTATTGAAGTCAACCACGACTATATCAATCAACTGGTGGAGCGTGGGCATATCAGTGAGCAACTTCGTGATGCCATATTCAGCGAACGAACTTTAGAAGTATATTCTGTGGAATTACAAGGAATTCGTCGTCTCGCTCAACGGCATCATTCAGATGAAATTATCATAGAGGTGAAATAATGGGTTGGTGGTCAGCAACAGTAATGGGCGGAGATTCGCCAATGGACGCGGAAGGTGATCTTTTTGATATCGTATTCAAAGGAACGGAATACGAAGATGGATGCGATCGAATGGACGCGGAAGACACAGGTGAACTCACGAGGGAAGACCTTGCTGCGAAACTTTTAGCTCGTCTTCCAGACTTAAACGAATACGTCAGTTCTGGGTTGGATACTGATATCTTAAAACAAGTGCTCGGCGTAATGATTTTAGAATATGGTATTCCGATCATCGATCCGACACGAGAAGCAATTGAACTCGCTATTCAAGGCGCAAAAGATGATGAATGGGCGGAGGAAGATGAGGAACGCGCCGCACATATGGAAGCATTCATTCTTCAACTAAACGAATATGACGGAAAACCAACTGAAGTAAAGTTCGAAGGTTTGTTTGAAAAACTAGCTGAAAAGATTGAAAATGGCACACTGGGATTAGTGAACAAATGAAATTAACGTACGTAAGAGGAGTATAAAATGTCTTTTAAATGTGATTATTGTGATGAACCGCAACCGAATGGCATAAAGCCGAATAAGGTTGTCATTGAAACTCGGAACGTAACGTATCCAACAACAAGAGATGGACAAACGCCATCTGGCACGGAAATCGTCAAAGAAGTTGATTTGTGTGCTAATTGCGGGAGCATATAGGAAAGGGATGAAAACAGTACCAAATAATGTAGTGATTGGAGAACCTCTCGTCAGCTTAGAAGCACTGGGAGTTGAGGAATCGGAGACTATTGTCCGATTTTCCTTCGATGAAGTTACAAACGACCAGGGAAACGTATTCCTTCCGCACTTGTTAAAAACACTTGGTGTATTTAATTCAACGAATGAATGTCGCAGGATTAATGAACAAAGACAAAAATCTTCCAGGTTCAATAAGGATCCAAATCTAAATTTGTGGCGCAATATTGATCGTCCCGAATTTACAAATTTCAAAATTGGGAAAAAAGTTTTTTGGCTGATCGTTGGTGAATAGGGCATAAATACTCTGAAACCAAGGCCAAAGAGCATTTATGGAAAAATTAACATTCAAACAATATCTTTCATCTAAGGAAAAGCTGCGCGAAGCAATTAAACAAACGCCTGTTCACAAAGCTGAACATATGATGCGTAAGTATTGCAAACTTCCCGTTGGCGAATCAAAGGATAAGAAAGAATACATTTCTCTGAAGCCTAAACAAAAACTTATCGTTGAGTGGCATTACGAAGACCTATATAACCCAAGTCTTGTTTCGTTTACTTTCGAGGGTATTGATGATGTTGATTCCGAGAAGAAACATTTTTCATTTTGGTCTGATGAGCGATTCAAAAACTGGCTGTTCCGAAACACAAGGGAACTGTAATGGAGTTAATTCGAGAAATAAATGAACAGGTGAGGTTAACACAACTCAAATCTTCCCTTAATTTCCCTGAACCAAAGAAACTTAAAGCATATTTACAAAAACAATTTGATGGTGCTGTTAACCTCGCGTGGACAGGAAAACGAACAGTTACGGTAATATTGCCGCGATATGACATTCCTGAAATAATTGATGATGCAGCAAACCGTGTTTTAAGAGCCTTTGGGTTAGAATATGAAGAATTAACACCTGGGAAGCCAGATGCAGGCGGTAAGACTAACAAATTTTCAATTTATGATCCGGAGTTGAAACGGTCCGAACCTATCATATCACAACGCGAATTAAAAAAGGAAAGAAAAATAACAAATCCGTTTCACATAAGGAAGCCTAATGTACAAACTAATTAATTCAGTAAAATTACAATCACAACACATAAAAAATCTATGTGAAAATTGCGTAGCCGTTCCAGTAGATACAGCAGCACTATTTGAAGCCGCTGATAAACTGCTTGGTAATACAATTGCAGCGCTAAAATCTGGCAAAAATCCCTTTGAAACAATGC